CGGTGATTCTGAAAATCTCTTTCCCCACAGGCAATATTGAATCAAAAGAAGAAAAGGCGCCCAAATCGGCGCCTTTTTTTGGGTCCGCTGGATCAGTACGAAGTATCCGTCACAGCCGCACCACCGCCAATATAGGTTTGCGGTTTGAGCAATGAGGCTCTCAGCCTGTAGCCCTCCAGCTCCCACAGTTTGGTGCGGGCCGCTGCCAGAGCGTTGGAAGCGGCAAATTGCTCGCCCACATCCTTTTTGAAGTTCGCCGCGCTGATGCACGCTGAGTGGCCCGTAGCGACTACAAAGCCATCAGGGAGCGCAGCGACCGCCACGGTTGTAGTGGTGCCTGGAAAGTGGTGGGTGTGCACTTTGAGGGCCGAGCTCAGTGCATCAATCTGATCATTAGTCACGCGCGGGGCGAAATCGGCCTCCGCTTCGCGCACCGCAAGCTCCATTTCAGGGTCGGTGAGTGGCTCAAAGTGGGCGATGGTCGAGACCTTGCTATCCACCAGCGCCTCTGCTGGCTTGTAGAGTGCTTCGGCCATGCAGACCGCTTTGGTCAAAGCCGGAGATGCGCCACACACCTCAATGGCGTGGATCAGGTCAGAGATCTGTTGAAGGATGGGGTGCTTGCTGAGATCGGGCATAGAGAATTCCAAAAATTGACAGGTCGGGCCGCCTGCCGTCGGCTGTTTTGGTCACAAAAGCGTCGACGTCAGCCAAACGGCCCCCACAGGCACCGCCAGCACAACGCAAAGGCAGAGGCTGAACCAGAAGCCATGCACTGCAACGTTGCGCCACTCACTGCGGTGCCAGGCGCCGCGCAGCATCCGGCCACGATCCCACAGCAAAAACAGGACGGCAGCGCAGAGTTGAAAAAGGCCGGTCATGGGTCACTCCCCCATCAAGTAGCCGCGCACCAGGCGCACGATGTTGGCCTGGTCGTCATCTGACGCCCCAAGGAAGGGACGGGCCGGGATATCCCCCCAGGGCAGAGGAAAGCTGCCCTGGCGGGTTGCGTAGATGCCGAAGCCAAACTCGCCGGACTTGGCCCCGTAGTGGAAGGTGCCCGCATAAACCATCGGGCTACCGATGGAGACAACGTCATCGCCCTGCAGCTGGTAGTTGATGGTGGTGCCCAGGGCTCGGGTTTCGCCTGTACCTGGCTTCTTGTTCGCCAGCTTGGCCGCGCCGCGCTTTGTCAGCTCGCCATCCTTCTTGCGGGCGAAATTTGAGCTGTAGCGGGCCAACGTCACCGCACTGTTGGGCGCCCAGGCCGTGCCATCGGGCGCGCTGGCCGAAGAAAACCGCTGCTTTGTGGACTCGCTCAGGTCCTCGCCGATTTCCTTCCGCACAGGCGCCATATTCGAAGCCCGCTTCACGAGGCCATCAAGGTAGTCCAGGCCGCTGCGGTTGACCAGTTCGATGATTTGCACCATGAAAGCTTCTTTCGTAAAATGTGAGCAGCCCTGTGGCTACATCGACCCCTGGCGGTTCACGCCAGACCCGTTTCGGGCGTAAAGGTCGGGGACGCAGGGCTTTTTCATTTCTGCGCCGTCTTGATGGCCAGGCTGATCAGCTTCAGGGCCCGGTTGCGCTTTCCGTGCAGGATCTCGAAGACGGCCCGGAACACCTCCCCATCAATCTCCCTGCGCACCAGCACGCGGGTTTCACCGTGGCGGCCCAGATCGGTACTGGGCAAGGTTTCATTGGCTTCATTGATGAATGACGCCACATGCTCATAGTCAGCGGGCTCAACAGGCCGCTGCCCTTTGCCGTCCCAGCGGTGCTCGCGGTACGTGTGGCGCACGTTGTCTTCCGGCAGGAGCACCATGTAGCTGTCCACATCCTGCCCCGTCGCGGCCTTGATCCTGGCGGCGGCCTCGGGCTCCACAAAGCCCATCCACAGGTCTTCATTGCGCAGCTCGCCATCCCGCACGCGCTGGACAAAGTCAGTGATGCGCTCCGTGGTGTTGAGGTGCCGGTTCACATCCACGGACAACATGCGCTCGATCGCCGGGGGGTAGTCGACCAGCTTGTCCTGGACGAATGAGCGCAGATCGCTGTCTGCGCGGGCGCCTGGCGCATAGCCCCAGCCCTCATCAATGCCCACTGGCGCCCCTGTGGCTGGGTCAATTTGCGCCCAGCCTTCTGGCGGCTCTGTCGCATCCTCATCGCCTGGTGCAGCGACCGCTACAACTCGGCACTTGCAGCCCCACCCATTCGGAGGGAAGTGCGTCTCCCAGAAGGGGTGATCGTGGCGAAGGGTCAGCTTCATGTCGCCCCAGCGCTTGTGCTGGGGCCGAGGGTGCGTCACGCTGTCGTTGTGCACGTAACGCCAGAACGGGCGGCGCTCTACCAGGTCGGGGTCCAGCAGCTGGGCCCGGCGCCCCGCTGCGTAAGAGGTCATGAGGTTGGTTTGATAGATCACCCGCGTGCGCCAGGCCTCGCCCGCCTTGGTGCCCTCACCAGTCCAACCCGTCCAGCCGTGCTTTGCCACGATCTCTGCAAAGTTTTTGCGAAACTCGCCGATAGAGCCGCCCTGCACGGCCTGGTCCACCGCTTTGCGCAGGTCGTGCAGCAGATCAGCCTTTGTCGCACCAGCCACCACAAAGGCTCGGTCATGGGCCGCGCTTTGAATGTCTCGCCAGCTCTCGCTGGGCAGGTTCAGTTTGCGGCGCAGGAAGTCAATCTGCTCCTGGAACTGCTGGCGCGCACCATCCACCGTCGAGCGGGCAACATCACCGATGTCAGCCACGGCCAGCCCCCTGCATGACCTGGTCCCGGCCCTGCAGATGGGCCAGCTCGAAAGCCAGGGCCATCAGCTCGGTCAGCTCGTCCATGGGCAGCTCGCTGTAGGCCTCCAGCAAGGCGTCTTGCAGGGCTTGCGGCTCTGAGTGGGCCTCCACCAGGGCCCGCAGGTCGCGAACCCAGGCCATCACGATGGGCGTGGCAGCGGCACCGAGCTCTCCAGTGGACGCCACGGCAGGGCCTGTGCCCTCCACAAACTCAACTGGCACAGTGGCATCGGTGCTTGGCGCCGTGGGCACACTGGGATCGGCTGGCGCCTCTTCAATGTCGCCGTCCTGCAGGCGATACACGCGTTTCCAGTACTGTTCGGTGAACCTCAGCCCCGCCTTGGTCAGGGTTTCATCACGCACCGCTTGCTGGGTGTTGACGTCCTCTTCTTCAAACAGCACAAAGGTCGGCGCGGGGGCTTGCTCGCCGTCGTGCAGGTCGGTCAACCAGCGCAGCAGCTGGTTCATGGTGGCCATCACCAGGGCAGAGTCGCCGTCGCGGATCGTTTTGGCGACCTCCAGCCCCGCTGTGGCGCTGGCCCTGTTGCTGTTCGACTCGGTGCTCTGGTTCTGCCCGAGCAGCGCTATGTTGATCTCAGAGCGGCAGTACATCAGCAGCCGCTCATACAGATCAGCGCTGGCACCCTTGTCACCGGCCTCCAGGATGTCAATGCTGGAGTCGTCTGGAATGGCCGCGACAGCGTCTTGCACCATGGCTTCCAGCTTGTCGAGCAGGTTGTTCACCTCCGACCCTGGCGTACCGCGCGGCTGCTTACCCACCAGCCATGGCGTGCCGTACTTCTCGGTGAAGGTCACCCAGAACTTGAGGCCACCACGCATGAACGTGTCGGCCCAGAAGCACATTGACAAATCGGCAAACCCGTAGGGGTTGTCGTAGGTTGCCTCTTGGCGTGCCAGCAGGAATTTGCGTGGCTCCAGCTCCTCACCCTTCATCGGCTGCTGACGGCTGCGAAAGCGCAGCTGCGCCGCGTTGTCAAAGAAGAACCACTCCTGAGGCTTGCCGATGACCTGCAGGGGCGCTGCCGCCCCATTGAAGGGGCCCCAGACCAGCTCCAGCGGCTGGTAGCCAAACAGCACCGCGTTGGTGATCTCGTTGAGCAGCGTGTCCATGTCGTAGGTCGCCAGCACATCGTTGGCCAAGCGGGTCACCCGTGCGCTGGCTTTTCCGCGCTCCACGCGCCATTCCAGGGCCTTCACCGCAGCCTTGCGGCGGCGAATGGGGCCGCCTACCGAGGCACGGCTGCGCATGTCGCGGTACACGGCGATGTCTTTGCCTTGGCGCTTCAGGATCGGGTCGGGATTCGGAAGGATGGAGCCAAACGACATATCCGTGCTGCGCTCGCGCGTGGCGATCTGCTCAGACAGGCTGCTTCGCTGCCGGGTCTCCGCAAAAGAGACGAATTCGGTGGGGGTAACGTAAATGCCTCGGGACATGGTGGTCAGTAGCCTTCTAGGGATAGCGCGCTGCGGCGGGGGCGGCTTTCGGCATGCACCGGGCCAAAATTCATGCGCGTAGCTGCGTGCGCATAGACGCAGGCCATGGCGTTGTCGCCGTGGCCACCGTCAGCGGTTTTGCCCTCAGGCATGCGCGGCACGCCACGCACCAGGCGAATGGCCCGGTGCGACTGCAACAGGCCGTCGTGCTTGGGGACTTCAATCGTGTCGTCTTCAAACGCGGCTTTGTACGGGGGCATGTTGTCGCGGTACCAGCCCTCGGTAGGCATCAGGCGCACCACCATCGCCCCGTATTTGTCGAACGCGGCCTCGCCGATGTAGCTGCCGTTTCCCCGGCTGTCGATCACGATGCCGCTCAGCCGTGGCAATGCCTCGGTGATGGTGAAAAGCACCTGCAGCTGCTCGTTGTAGGGCACGTTCTTGAGCTCGACCAGGAACGGGATGCGCACCCGCAGGTTGTGTGCGATCGCAGCCGGTGCGATGCAGGACAAGTCGCCGCTGCGCCCAAAGTCCATGCCCAGGGCGTGGCGCTCTTCTGGCGAAAACAAGGCCAGTAGCGGCTTCAGGTGCTCGTCAATCCAGTCCTGCATTTCCCGCTGGCGCAGGTCAGGCCGTGCATTGTTGAAGTCGACGCTGCCCGTGAAACGAATCACGGGCGCCTCTTTCATGCGCGCCTCAATCAGCGCACGGCTCAGCCAGGCGCCGCCTCCTTTGGACGGGATGCAGAACAGTTCCTCGTCCTCGTTGGGCTTGTAGCGGTTGATCATGGTCTGGCGCCACTCCACCTCGCGCTCTCTCGACCACTCCTGCCCGGTCACCTTGCAAATCTTCTTGTAAAGCCCGTCGCGCAGCGCATCGTCCAGGTCAACCCGGTGCACGCTGTAGGGATACTTGCCTGCCCGCACATCGTTGATCAACTCATTGAACGGGTTGTCCTCGCCGTCGTGCGTACTGATGATGCGAATCTGCCCGCCCCACATGGTCATGGCCATGGCGGCTTTCAGCACTTCCTTGATGTCATCCAGGAATGCGCCCTCGTCGACCACCAGGCGCTCACCTGGCCGCCCTTTGGAGCGCAGATTGCGCGGGCTGCTGGTGAAGGCCTGGATCATGTTGCCGCTGTCGAACTTGATCGTGTAGGTGAGGATCTGTTTGTCCTCCTCTTCGATCACCGACTCTTCGATCTGGCTGGCGGCTGCATTGAAGGCGCGGGCCCAGGTGGCGCAGTCCTGGATAAAGCCAGAGGTCATCTCCTTGTTGTAGGAGATGTAGTAGACGTTGGCACCCTCGGCGCTGGCCGCGTACAGCACATCGTCGGCGGCTTCGGCATAGCTGATGCCGATGCGCCGTGACTTTTCCATGATCTTGACCTGCGACTTGTCAGCAATCCAGTCGACCTGGTACTGCATCAAGATGCGCGCGGCCTGGGCCACTTGCGTCTGCTGCATCACAGTTGCCCCATGATGGCCATGCGCAGCGCATCGACGCCTGCAGGCGAGAGACCTTGCTGCCTGCCGGTTTCGCTGGCTTGCTGGGCCGCGTCTTCCAGGGCCTTCTTGCGGGCTGCTTCTTCGATCTCCTTGCGCACGGCCTGGCTGAACTTCTTCTGCGTGACCGAGGCCTTGCCGATCTCGGCGGCGTTCTTGAACAGCTTGTTGACGTCGACGTTTTTGGGGTCGATGTCCATGTCCATCAGCAGCGTGAAAATCTTCTCCTGGGTCATGCGCACCACGGCAGACCCCAGCTTGTCCTCATCGTCAGGCGCTGCGTCCACCAGGGCGCGGGCTTGTTCGCTGGCCATCTTGAGCTGCGCCATGCGCGCCTCAAAGGGTGAGCCATAGCGCTGCAGCGCTGACTTGGAAACCTCGGCGCCACGCGCTTTCAGATCGGCGGCGAGCTGCACATAGTCGCCAAAGCCGCGCTTGACCAGCTCGGCATCAAGCCACTCTTTGAGCTCAGGCGGCAGCGAGTGCACTTTGCTACGCGGTGCCATCAATCACCCCTGCGTGATCAGTGGACGCGCAATGCCTGGTTGCGCGTCGATCGTGTATTCCACGAAGTCGATCCCGGTGCGAGTCAAGTCCACAAACCAGCGATCCATTGGGTCGCGGTCAATGCGGACGGTTTCACGCTCTTCCAGGTAGTCCAGCTCGCGCCGGATTTCCTGATGGGTGGCATCGGGATAGACCGAGTTGATTATGGGCAGCAGGGCTTCTGTGTAGATGCCCACAGGGCGCGACAGATTGATGGCCGACAGGAGGTGCCAGCGAATAGCCTCGCGGCGAGCCTTGAGGGCGGCGGCGGAATAGTTGAAAGTCATTGCATGTTCCCCAGGCGGTTGTCGATCGCACGCTCCACGCGCAGGGCGAAGTTGTCGATTCGGGTATTGATCGTCCCCAGCGCGTGCACGAAGTCATCGCGGCGCACGTAGTCGCGCGGCAGTTCCGCTTGGAACTTGAGAAAAGAGGTCTCCATCTGCCGCGCTGCGTCGGCCTCGCGGCGCATGTCCTGGCTCAGGGTTGCGAGCGACGCCTGCAAGGCTGCAAACTTCTCGTTGGCCCGCCGTTCTGCCTGGGCACCAATCACCTTCAGGAGAGTCCACAGCGCCCCCAGGAACAAACCCGCCAGGGAGATCAGGTTCGTCATCGTCAACTCAAAAGTCATTGGGCTCTCTCAAAGGTTGGTAAAGGGGCGCGGCACACGGAGTGCGCAAAGTCCTGCAGGCCGACTACTTGGTCTCGGAGCTGGTCAGCCTCTGATGCCAGCTCTTGATACGCGCTGCTGCTTTCTCCGAAAAGCTCACGGGCGGTGCTGGCTTCGCGAGTGCAGGTGGCAATGCCGGTGTCTCCTGCTGGGTAGGGATTGGGGCGCTGGTTGAGCCTGGTGATCTCGTCGCGCAGCCCGCGCACAGCACTGGCAGCAGCAGCGTCACGAGCAAGGCGCGCAGCCTCGCGTTTTGCGTCTTCATGGGCGGTCCTTTCGGCATTGCGGAACTTGGTGGCGTTGTCGCGCGCTGTGGCGGCATTGCGGGCGTTTTCCTGGGTATCCCAGTCGGCCTGCACACGGGCTGCACCTCGGGCATCGCCCTTGGCGATCAGATGCGACTCCCAGGCCTTGACGCCCACGATGGCCGCGCAGATCAGAAGCCCAACGGCAATCAGGCGGGCGCTCATGGGGTTGCCTCGCCAAGGCACATCTTCTGCAGCTGCTGGCGGTCACTCCAGATGCCTCGGCAGGTGCGGTTGTCTGGGTGGCTGCAGCGGTCCTGGGGCTTATTGACTGGCCCTGCCCGGTCATAGAGCAGGATGGCATTGCAGGCGCCGGTGTAGTTGCCAGTGCTGAGCTCACGAGCGATGGTGCTGGGGCCCGTGCGGTCGTTGTTCTTGCAGACTGACGTGACCCCCACGTTGTAGCCCAGCCCGACGAAGGCATCCCACTCGTGCTGGTGCATCGGGTAGGGAAGGCAGCGCTTCAGACTGAGCTCGTATTCAGCGGCGTCGGCACGCAGGCGAATCAATGCGCGAACGGGCGGCAAGGTGTCGCCCATCTTCACGCCCTGGGTCGTACCAAAGCCCACGGTAGGCACCTTGGTGCCGTGAACGGGGTCTGGGTAGGCCTGCTCTTGGTAGCCCTCGCGCTGGGCGATGTAGACCATGCCCGATGCGGACAAGGCCAGAGCGGCAATGGCTATGCGCGGTGATTTTTCCATGCACGGCAGGATGCCGCGCGCGCGCGAAACGGGAAAAGAAAGCGCTTGAAAAACGGCTGAAGGTGCAGCCGTTGGGTGTGCGCCTTAGCGCTGAATGGCGCTGACTACCCCATTGCGGGTGTAGACGAATCGGATGCCTGAATTCAGATCAGCAGAGTAAGTGAATTGCTTCAGAACACCTGCAGCTGTCTCGGTCGTATTGATGTCGGTCGGGGGGAAAAGCACGCCAAACTGGGTGCAGCCGCGAAAGTTCGCCTCTGACATGCCAACAGTCGGGTATTCAGGAACGCCATTTTTGCAGCTCTTTTGAGCCGCAACGAGGCCTGCATTGCTTTGCTTCGCTGACTCTTCAGCACGGCGGCGAGCCTCCTGCTGGGCTTGGCTTTCTTCCTTCTTGCGTGCGGCAAGAGCGGCATCTTTTTCAGCCTGCTGCGCCTTTTTCCTCTCCAAGTCTTCAGCGACTGTGATCCCCGTTCCAGGGCATGGAGCGTCCTGGAATAGGACTTTGCCATCAGGGCTTGTGCATTTATTGGCAGCCCAAGCTGGAGCAGCGGTTAGCAATGCCATCGAGACAAAAATGGTCGCCTTGATCATCACGTTCTCTCCCTATTCATTCGGCGGTGGATTGTCTCAACATAGCGCCGCGTGCGCATCACCTCACTGGGTTTCAGATCCATCACCATGCGTGTCCCGAACGACTTCTCCATCCACACAAACACGGACTCGTTGTTGCGCAGTCGCCTGATTAAACCCAACACCTCACGCTGCTCTGCAGTTGTCAGCGATACGGGTTTGGTGTCAGATGATTCTGGCGACTGAGTGACGTGAACGATAGTCACGTTACCCCCCACCTTGCCAACCTGAATCGCACCATCACCCTGGACTTTTTGTTTTGGTAGCAGCTTGGCGAGCATCGCCCACAACTGCTTCGGAAGCTCACCCAAGTTTCACCTCACCTATTTTTGATACGAGCCTTACCCGTCACGCTACCAATTTGAATAGCGTTATCACCGACAACTTTTTGTCGAGCAACCTTTTCAGTACCAACTGCTTTACCCCCCACCGACGTGAAGCCAGCTGACAACACAGCAGCCTGTTGGATCAAGGTCACTTTGGCGTCTTCGCTACATCTTCTGTAGCTGGATACCAAGGCCAATTCGTCCGGTGATAGTTGGGTGAGCGCCTTGCGTAGCGCCTCAGCGTCTGCAAGTTCCGCATAAAAAAGTATCTCTTGAAGCGCCCGAGAGTGATGCGGCTCAAGTCCGTCAATCTGCGCTTTGCCTGTGGCCAGCTTTAGCAGGTCCATGTGGCGCGCCATCTCTCGTTCTCCATCACTCTGAAGCATTGGCCCTTCGCCAGTAGCCAACCAATCCCCACGGATGTGGAGCTTGGTTATCAGCGCTTCGCCTTCTTCTCTTTTGAGGTTCTTCACCTTTCCTGAGGTCAGGCTCTTCACCCGGTCGAGTGAGACGCCCATGACCTCCGCAAGCCCCGCTTGCTGGAAGCCGAAGTGCTTCATGACATTTTTCAAAAGTGAAGAAATCACACCAAATCCTTGCAAGGTGGAATTTTTCCACCTACAATCACATTCATTAACAGCACCACGCGCAAAACCACAGCGAATTACACGCCGGAGAAAGCCATGAGCCAAACCACTTCCCAACCCACTGCGAACCAGATCAAACACCGTCTGCGCCAGCAGGGCATGACTTTGAAGAAGTTCGCTGAAGCCAATGGCTTCAAGTACCGCACCGTCAGCGATGCCATTCGTGGCGTACGTGTCGGTAACTACGGCGAGGGCCGTGACGTGCGCATCAAGCTGGGCCTTCCAGTCAACGACTAAGAGCTACCAATTCAGCTTGAGGTCCACATGAAGCGCCATTCTTCCAATGTATCAAATTGCAGAGGCCGTTTTACCGTTTGGTATCAATGTGTGTGTGCTCTGCGGTGCATACGCGCATCGTCCAAAGCGATCGCCATCTGCTGCAGCGTCTGGCCTGCGACATTGACGCCATGCAATGGCAAGGCCGAACGCCAGGCCTGCGATAGCCGCTCCCCGTCGATCAGGCCTTTGCTCTCCAGCGCTGCTGCGATGTGCAAGACCGCACGGCCCATGCCTTCGATCCGGCCTGCGAGTTCGTTGTATGCATTTACGTCCATGGTCTTCTCCACTGCGGTTGAGTTGGCTCAACTTTGCCTGCAAGAACGCCATTTGCATCGTTTCCAGCCGAGCATTTGTTCGGAAGTGGCCGCGCGGGGGGGCTTCCAATGACCCGCCGCAGTTGGAAAAACGTGCGCGCCAACAGCTTGGTACATGCCCTGCGGCTCTGCAAGGAATACGCACAACAGCGGCCCAGCAAGCCTTTGTCGGTGGAACGTATCGCCGACCTGATGGGCGAGAGCGTTGACAGCCTCTACAAGTGGCTGTCGAACGGTCGCATGCCCGCCAACCTCATCCTCGCCTACGAAAACGTCTGTGGCTGCCACTTCGTGACGGACTGGTATGCCGCTGCAGCCGGGCGTCTGGTGGTGCCTATGCCAACGGGCCGCAAAGCCGAAGGCACCGAGCTGGTGGACATGAACAGTAGCTGTGCAGCCGCACTGCAGTTGCTCACCACCTTCTACGCGGCCCCACAGGCCGCTGACACCGAAGTCACCTTGGCCGCCCTGCGCCTACATCTGGAGCAAGTGGCCTACCACCACCACAACGTGGCGCAGTACGCCACCCCTGAACTGGAGTTTGGAGCATGAGCGAAAAAACCTACCCCCTGGCCGCCCCCATCCGCAAGACCTGCGACCTGTTCCGCTTGCTCGCAGGGCATGAGGTACTGGGCCTAGCCCCTGGCGAGATTGCCAAAGGCATCGACGTGGCACCCAGCTGGGTGAGTCAGAACCTGCCAGCGCTGGCCACCACCGGCTACGTGGAGCAAGTGGCGGGCACCAACCGCTGGCGGCTTGGCGTGCAGTTTGTGCGCATCGCCACCACCGTAGCTACCAACCTGAACGCAGCAAAGCGCCAGCTCGACGACGTGAGCGCCCGGTATTCCGTCCCCCTGTAATTTCAACCCGAAGAGAACTTCATGGCCCGCAAAGAGACCCCCGCCCCTGAATCCAAAGAGCCTGTCATTCTGGAAGCCGTCATCGCTCAGGACATCAGTGCAGCCAACCAGTTGGCCCTGATCACTCGCGAGACCGAAACCCGTGTCCGAGCTGTAGCCCTGCAGATGGGCTATCAACTCCCCGCAGACGCGACTGACCCTGATCTGATTCAGCGCGACATTGCCGCCAACATGCGCCGCAGTGTTGAGGCCTGTCTGGAAGTGGGCCGAGGTTTAACTGTCTTGAAAGCGGCCTGTGACCACGGGCAGTTCACTTCACGATTGGACGTTCTCGGTGTCGAACCCCGCGTTGCTCAGCGATTCATGCAGTCAGCAGCGAAGTTCTCAATTGCGTCGACGTCGACGCTTTTGAAAGCTGCTGGCGGGCAGTCCAAGCTATTTGAAATGCTGGTCCTGGACGATGAGCAAATTGAAGAGCTGGAGCTCACAGGCCAGACGGGTGAGCTGTCTCTGGACGATGTGGCCACTATGTCTGTCAAGGAGCTCCGTGCCGCCGTCCGGGAGGTTCGGGCCGAGAAAGCCGCCGTAGATAAGGTGCTTGCCGACAAAAACACGGCTATGGACAAGCTGCGTGCCCAGGTCAAGCGCATCGCTACTGTCCCGCCAGACGATGCACTGGCAGACCTCCAGCGCGAAGCCACCACCAACATGAACGACACCTTGGGCTCTGTGCGGGGTGGGCTGCGTGCTGCCCTGATTGCGCTCAACAACCACGGCGATGAACGTGGGCAGCAAACCGTTTTCATGGCTGGGCTGGTGGGTCAAGTTGTCGCCGAACTGGCGGCTCTGCGCGAGGAATTCAACCTACCCGACGTGTCCAACGCAGCCGAAGTAGCCCTGGCTGGCGAAGTGGCCGAGTGGGCGAAGTAAGCGCGCAGGACACCAAATCAAATGTCGCTCAACCCCGTCATCGTCAGCCGCCTGGCCCAAGTGCTCCAGGCGGCGCAGGCGGCACCACGCGGAGGCAAGCAGGCCATCTATGCGGCGGCCTGCGCCGAGTTGGGAATGAGCAACGCAACTTTGCACCGCCACCTGGGAAAAATCACCGTGAAGCCAGAACGCAAAAAGCGCAGTGATGCAGGCGATGTATCGCTGAC